AACGCTCATCTGGAGAAGATCGTTAAATGGTTTAGTGGAAAAGATGCTTTGGATGACAGCACAGCCCAAACCGTAAGTGGAGCAAAGACGTTTAAGAATCCTCTTGAGATACAGGAGACCCTTAAAAGCTCCCGACAAAATAGAGACTATCTGGTCAACTACTGGTCCCCTTATGGGGATGGGTTCACAACAGAAGCGGACGAAAAGGCTTATATTCTACTGCATGAGTCTGTGGCTGTCGCTGATCCTGTTGCCAGGGAGGACTATTATATTCATGGAAAGATCCATTTAAGGCGTGGATCTGCTGTTTCAGGGACGAGCCGGAAGCTTTGGTTTGAAGTTAATACAGGGACGGCGGCGTTGGAGACGCACGGTTCTTTAAGTTCTAATGATCTGACGGCGAAATTATGTATTGTGACCGTTCTTGAGGAGGACTATTTAGCAATAGAGTTTGCCTCTGCCCCACAGGTGATACAACCGATGTTCACCGGGTGGGCATCGGTTCAACCGGAAAGCACGATGCTGGAGTTAGCGGCAAAGGCGGATGTGACGGTGCAGAGTTACCTAACCCCGGAGACCATCAAGATATCCAGTCCATTGGTGGTGGAGGAACTGGAAATACAGAAGTTAGAAGCTAAAGAACTTATAGTTCATAGCACCGAGTTTGGTAATGATGGCATTGAATACGATGATCCAGATGCTATAGGTGCAAATCCACAAGCAAAGATTTATCCAGATGGAACTGTTGTTGGGAGTACAAGCAAAGGAACTTATGTTAAATATCCGAATGGGATTGTCGATATAGTGGTACATGATTATGCACAGTTCTTTGAGGTTTTCAGTGATTACCAGGGTTTTCGATCAGAAACTTATGAGCGTGGTATTAATGATGTACCTGTAGTTTATATTGCTAAGTTAGACATACATGGAAGAGCCGACGACATTAGATGGTGGTTGTCTTTGTGTGACTATGGGGGACTTAATTATGCGTGGCAAGTTAAATCTAATGTTGAAGAAACCGGTTCGTCACCAGTTAGAATATTTATAAAAGGTAGATGGAAATAGATGAGAACTCAAATTTATTTAAGAGGATACTATGCGTTGGTATGATAAAATAGAAACACCTAAGACTGGTAAAACATTTTTAGAAGAGGGAATTAATAGGCTCCCTAAGACAGATCCAAAAGTAAGTAATTATTTTAATGCTTTACCCTTTGGGTATTCAAGGGACTTTGATTCAGATGGTTATCCAATTCTAGTTGAGATTTCATGTGTTAATGTAAATGGAACTCCTAATGAGCAAGGATTGAAGATTGAAGAACTCGAAAAAGATTCAGAGGGTAATCTTTATCAATATTATAAAGAGATAAACGGAGAACACATTCCAAACGCCCTAAAAGCTAAAGAGGAGTTAGCTGATGCAATGGCTAAGGATTACAAAGCGGATCAAAATGAACTTATAGCCAGAGCAACTGTTACGACTGCTAATAATAATATCTTTAATGCTCATTTAGAAGCCAGAATCAATATAGCAGCTGCTATTCAGAGTGCAGAGGCTAGGGGAATTCTTAAAACTATTTGGAGAATGGCTGATAACTCAGAAGTAGAGGTTACGATAGAGGAGCTTAAAGAAGCTAACTATCTGGCTTTGGTCGAGTTTGCCAGGATTAAGCAGATTCAAGTTTAATTCTTTTTATAAAACAGATTAGTAGAGGAGAGATATGGTAGCAAATTTTGGGGTGGTGAGTTCTGCCTCAGTGGCGGCGAGTCGATCGATCAAGGTGAAGTCGACCACGATTTTAGCGATAGCCGGAACGGGAACGGCGGAAGGATTAAAATACCACAGTACGGTGGAGCAGGCGATATTGGAAGCGACTGACGGGACGATTAAATCTGCTTTACTGGATCTGGACACCCAGGGGGTAGAGCTGCCGCTGGTGATCTCTACTGCAGCAGAGGGGGCGGATGAAGCGGAGACTAAAACGGCTGTGATTGCAGCGGTACAGGAGATTAAAAACGCTCCCTCCAGATTTGGGGTTAGCCCCGATCTAGTGATAGCCCCGGAGTTTAGCGGGGATGCCAATATTGATCTGGCGATGGTTGCAACGGCTGATGCAGTGAGGGGGATCGCTTTGATCGACCTCTCTGCCAGTGATGAAACCATTGCGATCAATGGCAAGATCGCCGGGAGGAGAGCGGTCTCACTTTACCCGGCGGTACAGGCGTGGGATGGGGTGACCTCTGCTCTGGTGGATCGTCCCTATTCGATCTTCTACGCCGGGGTGATTGCCAAGACAGACGCCGCACGCATTTATGGTTTTGCCTATAGTCCTAGTAATCAACTGCTCTCCGGGGCAAGCGGAATGGTGCCGGATGTTGGGTTCACAGGTGGGGAGAGTTGTGAGGCGGATCGCCTGCGAACAGCTGGAATCAACACCATTATCAACTACAACGGGCTACGGACATGGGGATCGGAAACGGGCGATATTGACCCGGTTTGGCAGGATCTTAGGCGAGTGCGGATTTTTGATCGTCTGGTCGATGCGGCTCTTTCGGGTCTATTTTGGGCAGTGGATCGCAATGCGGTGGATGTGTTACCCCATATTAAAACCTCTTTGCAGGAACTTTTAAACGGTATGAAAGGAGCTGGGGTGTTGCTGGGGTTCAATGTCTACTGGGACCCGGACAAAAACACCAAGACTGCTCTGGCTGAAGGGCGGTTCTTTTTAACTGTTGAAACACAGGATACCCCAGCAGTAAAAAGGCTGGAGGTGAACTTTAACTACACCGATCAATATTCCGGTGTTTTAATTCAAGAGGTATAGATAATGAAAAAACCACAGATTTTAACGGGTGCAAATCTCTTTGTAGAGGGGGTGGGGCATCTGGGAACATCTAAAATAATGACGTTACCCAAGCTGGAGTTTGAGACTGAAAAGCAATCTACCGGTGGATTGACCCGTCATATTGATCTGGCAACCCTAAAAGAGATGGAGGCGGAGTTTGAGCTGGAGGAATATTCCAGCGTGGTCTACACCGCTCTGAAAAAACGGACAGGGGATGCAGCTTTTTTAGTAAAAGCAAATATCAGGCAAGGGGCAAGGGATCTACCGGTTATCGCAACCTTAAAAGGGGTGGTTAGCTTACTGGATGACGGCACGATGGAAAGCAAGAAGCAGGCAGCCAGAAAGGTTAAACTGGGGGTCAACTACTACAGCCTGGAGCTTGACGGCAAGCAGGAGGTGTTGGTTGATGTGGAGAATATGATTCTGGAGATTGACGGGGTGGATCTGTTGGAGCAAGCCCGGGCAAATTTAGTTTAATGGACGTTTAATCCTGCTTTAAAACGGGATTAAACAGAGGTGAATTCATAAAAACAGATAATACAAAAAATTAAAATGAAGCAGAAAGAGATTGAGTTGGGGGGTGTTTTCACCCTTGGGGTGAAGGATGTGAAAGCAGTTATGATGCGATGTCCAACCGTACGGGATATCCGTGCAGCGGGGGAGCATAAGGGTGAAGAGGAGAAAGAACTCTATTTAATCGCAACTTTGATTGGAGCTTCTGTCGATGAGTTGGAGGAGTTGCCCCATCCGGTTTATATCAAGCTTGAGAAGGCATGGCAGTCCTTTTATCAGGCAGATGATAACACTGAGCTTAAAAAAAAATAGCCGTTTTATGGTCAGATAGGCAGGGGTTTATCTCCACTATTTGTGCTGTGGGGCATTGGTTTCATTTTTCATATCTGGATCAGTTAGGGATGGATGCCCCAGACTGGGTGGATTGCGCAGATGAGGCGGAGCGTTGGGCAGAGATGAGTGGAGGGGGTTAACTCTGCTGTCGTTTTTTATAGGCGTTGAATTGCTGTTGAGATCTATTCGACAAAGGGGAGGCGTCGTTTGGGGTGATCTGCACGCCATTCAACAGGTGGATCAGTCCTATTAGAGGGAGCAGGGTAGCGGCTCCACCGAGACAAAAAACAAAACTTGCCACTATCACGGTAACCAGTCCCAGTTCACTGACAAAGGGGATTAGAAATAAAAAAGAGACCCCTATAGAGTAAGTAAATAGGTGGTTTAAGGCTGTATTTAAGATTTTATCTAATGTTTTAATCAATTTTCCCATAAGGTTTATGTGTCAAAAAGTATCGCCGTAGGGCTTGTTTTAGGGGCTACAGTTGCCCGTTCTCTAGGGGAGGGATTTAAAACCATTGAAGATAGAATACAAAGTGTAGAGCTCAAAAGCAAGAAATTTAAGCTGATGAGTGGGCAGTCAAAAAACCTCTTAGTCCTTAACAAAGAGTTAAAGCACTTACAGACCGCAGCCAGCAGGACAGGAAACGCAAGCACAGAGTTAAACCGGAAGATCAATCAAACCCGAAAAGCGTTTGCCGAAGCAAAGTTGGAAGCCAGGGCGTACGGGGTAACCTTACGCAATGCCACAAAGTCGGCTGATAAATTTGCCGCTGCCGCAAGGATTCAGACAACGTTGAAGAGTTCGTTTCAAACTCACGCTCAAAATCGTCAAAGTCGGGAGAAGCTCCGTCAAGCGGCGATAGGGAGTATCGGAACGGGTGTTGCGCTGGCAATACCTTTTAAGATTGCGATTGATTTTGAAGCTGAGATGTCAAAACTGGGAGCTTTGGGAAGTTTAGATAAAACCTCGGCTGAGTTTAAAGCTCTACAAAAAACAGCGGAGGAGCTGGGAAAAACAACCGTCTGGAGTGCCAAAGAATCTGCTCAGGGGATGCAATATCTATCGATGGCTGGTTTTAAAACCAATCAGACCATTGCGGCGATGCCGGGGATGTTAAGTCTAGCCAGTGCAGGAAACCTGGATCTGGCTTCTACCGCTGATATTGCCAGTAACATTCTATCCGGTTTTGGCAAGGAAGCTGCGGATATGGGGCGAGTGTCTAATGTTCTGGCCAAGACCGCTACCAGTTCCAATGTGAATCTGCGGATGTTAGGGGAGACCATGAAATATGTCGCTCCTGCCGCACGGGATGCCAAAGTCAGTCTGGAAGAGACCACCGCCATGGCAGGGTTGCTGGGTAATATCGGAATTCAGGGGTCGATGGCGGGGACGGCGTTGAAATCCGTTTTTCAACGGATGGCAAGCCCTCCGGCTGAAGCCAGGAAAGCTTTGGCAGATCTTGGGGTCTCAGCGGTGGATAGTCAGGGGAAATTACGAAACATGAGAGTGGTTTTAAAAGAGCTTCACGCTGCCCTGCAAACCAAAGGGGAAGCCGCACAGATCGGGTTAACCAAAGCGATTGCAGGGGCTGAAGCCAGTAGTGCTTTATCTGAATTAGTGAAGCAGGCAGGGAGTGGTGGGCTGGATGACTATTTTCAGAAAGTTAACACAGTATCCGACGATTTTGCCCAGCAGATGGCTAAGCGGCAGGCAGATAACGTCACGGGTGCGCTTAAAGGGCTGGGAAGTGCCTTACAGGGGCTTGCGATCAGTTCTACTCAGGCTTTTTTACCCGTATTGCAGGTGGCGGTGAAAGGGTTGACCTCTTTAACCCGTGGGATTGAAAAGGTGACACAGGTCGCCCCGTGGTTAACAACAGCAGTTAGTGGGGCGGTGATCGGTTTTACGGCTTTAAAGTTCACCTCTTTAGGGGTGCGGTACGCTTTAACATCCGTTAGTGACGGGGTGCAAGTGATGCGACGAGCGTTTATTTTTCTCAGACATCCCTTGCTTACGACTAATTTTTTACTAAAAAAACAAAAAGCGGGATTGGTTGCTAACACTGTGCGAACACGGATTTTGGCTGGAGCGGTTCGAGCATGGACAACGGCTAAGAAAATTGCTCATGGGATCTCCAGGCTGTTGACGCTCTCCTTATATCGTCAAGCCGGGGCGATGATTCGGGTAGGGGTTGTGACTGGAGCGGCTCGCATGAAGGTGATCGGATTAGCGGTCGCAAACGGTCTGCTCGCTCTTGCTTGTGGAAAGTTAAATGTAGCGTCCAGGTTGGTCGCCGTCGGTTTTCGAGTGATGAAAATCGCCCTGGTCTCCACCGGGATCGGAGCCATCGCCGTGGGGATCGGTTTGGCAGCGGCGTGGATCTGGAGGAATTGGGAGCCTTTAAAAGGTTTTTTTATTGGCTTTGCCAAAGGAATTAAGGCTGGTTTTGCCCCTGTTTTGACAATGTTTCCCATTATCGGGAAGGCCTTTAACTGGTTGGGAGGGGTTGTTAAACCTGTTTTCAATTGGTTTAAAAGCCTGTTTACACAGGTTGATAAAACCAGCGAAAAGGTGAAACAGTTTGCCAGTCTTGGGGAGCGGATCGGGAAATCAATAGGCTCTTTGTTCGGGCTAATTGGAGGAGATGAAGAGGAGGAAAAAGAGGTCCCCACTCCTCCTAAAAAACAAACCGTTCAGCTGAGTCCACCCAAAAAAGAGGCGATGGTTTTAAAGGAGAGTTCAGACGCCTCCTCTTTTGAAAGTACCCCTGCTTTAACTTCAGCTGCTGGAGGCAGTTCCCCCCAAGGGGGTGGGATGCAGTTTTATTTCGGGGATATCGTAATTAAGACCGATGGAGCAGCGGAACAAAGCGATTTTACCACACTGAAAGAACGGATCCAAACAGCTGTCAATGAGGCGCTGGAGTCGATTCAATTTGATAAGCAAAATAGAACCTTAGCAGACATCTATTAAGGAGGGGTGTGAAATATTTAATTAGACTGGGAAAAGTGACCTTTAGTGTTACAGAACGGTCGTACAAAACAATGAAACAACACTATATAATCCCTTTCGGAGTACAAAAAACGATCAACAGCGGGACTGTTTACCAGAAGATCGGGGCGATTGAAAAAGAGCTGGATTTAGACGGTGAATTGGT